TCCGAGTAGGATCCATTTCGGATTCCACCTCGTAAGTGTAGTTGTTGTGCTGATCAGAGAAAGTCACATTCTGAGCTGTAGAGGTATCAGTGCCTCTCATTAGGTTAGCTCCTTCGAAACCAGATTGGCAATTAAACAAGCCGATGTCAGAGTTCATCAGCAAGTGTGTTCGCACATCAAATTCAGTAATCGCCATACTGAACAACTCTTCTGTTGAAATGTCCATATATCCGAATGTTTCACAGTTTTCAAGGAAAATTTCATGGACTGTCAGAAGGGGTGCAATTTGAAAGTCATGCCAACGTGTATGAGCATCCACTCCACGCTGGTTTTGGGGTTGTTGTTCTTGTTCTTGTTTTGTTTTAGAGATCAAGTTTGGATACGAGAAGCAGAATAGATCAATTCAAGCATCAAGGCATGTTTACGGCGGGGCACGGTGAACCCACGATATGTTCCCCATTAGGGACCGTTACACGAGCAAAGCCTGTATCAGATCTACAAGACATGCAAAGATCGAGCAGATACGGTATCCATGTGCAAGTGTCAATTTTGCTTACCATCAGATTTGAAACTGGGGCGAGTTATAGTCATCGCTGACTTGGCGTTTATAGTCCGCGTGACTCTGTTGGTTGGTACTTTGCTTTCCAATCCTCAAAGCGCTCTTTGTAGGATACAGATAGCTCAGTACATATATGATCAATCTCACAAGCAGAGGCGACGCGCTTCATCTTCTCACGCATTTCCTCATACTTCTGCTCACCATGATTGAACCACTCGCGGATTGCTCCATCAATGTTCACAGCACTAGCTTCTTTTTCAATCATTTCACAACCTTTCGGTCGCAGAAAGCAGTGCAAAGACTTAAAGATAGATTTATCCAGGAGTGCTCCTATATTACAATCCAAATCGGCATGATACACATTGAATCGTTTCAGGAACTCAAATTGGTCAGGTGGCAGGTATGGAAGAAGTTCAGACTCCTTATCAGGCATTGTGTAAATCTGACCATACTTGGCCAAGAACTCCGAGAAGTCCTTGATATTGAACAATGGATACGCCTCATCCACTGTGCCAATGTTGTCATCTCCATACGTCGACATAGCTGCAATCGAACGGAAAGGAATTCGATCCTCAAAGGTTTTGGGTTTATACTGCGAATAGAAGAACGATCGCATATTCAAAGAACCACAAATACCATTAATGATCACAGTGAGAGAATTCCCACTGATGTGTGTTCCTTCTGTAAGACCAATCAAA